CGCTCTATAGTGGATTTCCTATTGAAGCTCTTGGAGTGCAGATGGATGTGTACCTTGGTGCAGGAGCGCCCACGAAGGTTGGTGATTGTGGCTCACTCGGTGTAGCCCTCACGCCTCGAGGTCCAGTCATTCTTGGCATTCACATTTTGGACATGGCACAACAGCTGGATTCTTGCACGTCACACGTGCAGAACTTCAAGCGTTGTGTGACAGTGATGAACCAGTCATCTCGGGCGAAGGTTCCCCGGTTCTCAGTCTCAACGCAGAAGTAGCGTTAGTGCCACCTCATCACAAGAGTGTGGTGCGCTATCTCCCCGAGGGTACTGTTGACGTGTTTGGTACATTACCAGGCTTCCGACAACGCCCAAAGAGTCGAGTGTGTGCCACCCCACTGCAGGAGCAGATGCTAGAACATTTCGACATCGAAGTTGGACACGATAAACCAGTCATGACAGGCTGGGAACCCGTATACAACAATGTCGTTGAGATGGTCAAACCACACACGGACATCGATCACAAGATCTTGGATCATTGTGTTGAGCAGTTCACCAAAGACATTATTGAAGGTCTGAACGCTGAGCACGGTGACGAGTGGAAGAAAGAACTCATGCGAGTATCTGATCGCGCTGCGGTCAACGGTATTCCAGGTGTGAAATTCATCGACAGGATCAACGTGAACACTTCCATGGGGCATCCGTGGCATAAGAGCAAGAAGCAATTTCTGCATGCTACGCCTCGTCCTGATGGTCCCGATGACGTGGACTTCGGTCCGGAAATCTGGGAGGAAGTGCGGCGCATTGAGGGTCTGTATGCAGAGGGCAAGAGGGCCTTCCCTGTATATACAGCACATCTCAAGGATGAACTGACAGCACAAGCCAAGATCGACAAGAAGAAGACCCGAGTCTTCACAGGAGCCCCATTGCCATGGAGTTTGGTAGTCCGCAAGGAACTTATCAGCTTCATTCGTCTGCTACAGAAGAACAAGTTTATTTTTGAGGCAGCACCTGGCACATGTGCTCAATCCGATGAGTGGACGCGTATCTACGAGTTCTTGGTCGCTCATGGAGTAGATCA